TACTGAGAACCATTCGCAATTAAGAATTATTCCTAGATGAGAACCATTCGCATTAAGCGTAGATGGTAATTATTCGCATTTGCGAGTCAGTCGCAAGTAAGAATGCAAATGATAGTCATTCTCATTTAGAAAAACCCCGAAAGGTCGAAGCCCCCCACCCAAATCGTGCGTGTGCCCACACACAGAATCTAACCTCCATGTAAAATTATTATTTTTTGAGTAATTTCCCCGCACAAACTCCCCGAATTCGGGCACAATGAATAAAATACTTACACAAACTAAGAAATTTATGGTATAATATTGCTTATATTTTAAGTTAACTAAGCTACTATACCTAGAACCAAACATATAAAGTTACATTGAACCCATCATCATTGTTGATATAAATTAAATGAATCACTTTGTATATATTCTAGGAATAGCATAAGCAATTTTATGGTATAATATTAGTATATGGCAAATAAAGGAACAATTTCTGCTGACTCCGAAAAGGAAATCAAAGAAATAGAAAAAGAATTAGAAGAAGAACTACGCTATGCAGTAGCATCATCTAAAGGTATAGTACCAGCAGATGCTGTAATTAAGATTGAGCGTAAGAAAGGCCGACCTACTGGTGGACTTAGTGCAGAATCTAAGAAAGCTGGAGGTAAAAAATCTAGAATTAAACGTGGACAAATATATAAACCTACAGATGACGATTATTCTAAGGTAGAAGAAATGGTTTGTATAGGTTTAGACCAGCATACTATAGCCAAGATTATGGGTATTTCTAATGCCACCCTAAATAAATATTATGCACACAATTTATCTGTAGGAAAAGAAAAGCGTACCGCAAGGGTTGCCGGAGTTGCCTATGAAATGGCAGTTTCAGGTGAATCTCCTAGCATGACTACGTTTTGGTTAAAGACTCAGGCCGGATGGTCTCCGAAACACCACGTTGTTGTAGAAGATAGACAGTTTGACATACAATGGGCCAGCGATGAAGCTGACATTGCGGATGCAAATCAAATATTAAGGAACAAGGATAGCAAAGTACACTAGTATTTATGCAAGAGGAGAGGAAATCTATTGTAATTCCCTATACACCTAGGGATTTACAGAAACACTTACATACTAATCTAGATAGATTTAATGTAGTTGTATGTCACAGAAGGTTTGGTAAGACTGTATTTGCAATTAATCAGTTAATTAAAAGTTCTGTAGAAGATATACAAGCTGGTAAAAGAGCACCACGCTATGCATACATAGCACCACTGTTTAAGCAGGCAAAGACAGTAGCATGGGATGAACTTAAAAGACTATGTGCTGTATTTCCTGAAGTAAAGTTTAACGAGGCAGAACTAAGAGCCGACTTTATGGGAGCGAGGATACAGCTATACGGTGCAGACAATTACGACACTCTCAGGGGAATTTATTTAGATGGGGTGGTGCTTGATGAGTACGCTCAGATGAACCCTAAGATGTTCTCTGAGGTTATAAGGCCGGCACTAAGTGATAGAAAGGGGTATGCAATATTTATTGGCACACCTAAAGGCAAGAACGAATTTTATGATATATACCACTCTGCCCCAGAGAAGAAGGGATGGGCTAGATTCTTATACAAGGCGAGTGAAACAGGAATACTAGATAATGAAGAACTGGAACTTGCGAAACAAGATATGGCAGAGACTGAATTTGAACAAGAATACGAGTGTTCTTGGTCTGCTGCACTTAGAGGTGCGTATTATGCTAAAGAGATTGAAACTGCTTATGAAGAAGACAGAGTGGGGAAAGTCCCTTATGACCCGTCTAAACAAGTAGTAACAAGCTGGGACTTAGGGGTAAGTGATGCAACCTCAATTTGGTTCTGCCAGTTTGTAGGTAAAGCAGTACATATTATAGATTATTTTGAAGGTTCAAACGAAGGATTGCCATACTATATAGATGTACTTAAAGCAAAAGGCTACAGGTATGGTGCACACATAGCACCGCACGATATTGTAGTACGAGAATTTTCTACTGGTAAGTCAAGACGAGACCTAGCATTTGACCTAGGCATTGACTTTCAAGTAGCACCAAAGTTAAAGGTTATGGATGGTATAGACACTACCAGAACTTACTTAAATAAATGCTGGTTTGATGAAGAAAAAACCAAGAAAGGTTTAGAAGCATTACTACAATATAGAAGTAGTTATGATGACAAGAAAAAGATTTGGTCACAAAGACCAGTCCACGATTGGACTTCACACGCTAGTGATGCGTTTCGCTACTTATGTGTAACAGATGTAGTGTTTACAGGTAATGATAGTGTCTGGGGAAGGGAACTCCCTAAGACAGATTTAAGTTGGATAGTATAAGGAGAAGGTATGAATCCAAAATGGTTAGAAAATAAAATATTAGAAATATTGCAAGAGGTTCGAGACATCAAACATATTATGAAAGCAGTTAGTATGTCACAACCACCGGCAAAACCGGTAAAAGAACCAGCAAACAAAGGTAAATAATATATGGCAAAAATGACAAAAAGGGAGCTATCTGCTCACCTAGAGCAAGAAATACAATCTGCTTTAGGTTACAAAGACGGAAAGCTCACAGAGCAACGCTCTGATGCACTAGACCGTTACTATGGTAAAAAGTATGGTAACGAGCAAGAAGGTCGCTCACAGATTGTCACAAGAGATGTAGCTGATGTAATCGAATGGATTATGCCAAGCCTGATGAAAATATTTACTTCAGGCGATAAGGTAGTACAATTTGAACCACAAGGCCCAGAAGATGTAGAGATGGCAAAGCAGTCTACTGATTATGTTAATTATGTAATCATGAGACAGAACCCCGGATTTCAAACTATATACCAATGGTTCAAAGATGCACTGCTACAAAAGAACGGTATAGTTAAACACTATTGGGATGACAGTAGTGAGACATTAAGAGAAGAATATAAAAATCTTACTGAAGAAGAGTTTACTGCTCTTTTAATGGATGACAATGTCGAGGTAAAAGAACACACAGCTAATGGCGGTGAAGAGAACATGGATGAAACAGCTCTTGCACCACAGGCTGTAACACACGATGTTGTTGTCAATAGAACATATGAAGATGGACAAGTTCGTATAGAAGTTGTACCACCGGAAGAATTTTTAATAAACAAGTATGCCAAGACAATAGAGGATGCTCGTTTTGTAGGACACAGGGTAAAGAAAACTAAGTCTGAGTTAATACAACAAGGATACCCTAAAAGTAAAATAGAGAATGTATTTAGTAATGACGAAGCTGACCACAAAGCCGAAAGACTTTCTAGATTCTCACACGAACAAGACAATGCACCAGAGGGTGACATTGATGATGGAATTTGGGTTACAGAATGCTACATGCGTGTAGACTTTGATAATGATGGCATTGCTGAACTAAGAAAAGTAACGAAGGTTGGAGATGAACTTTTAGATAATGAGGCTGTGGATAGTGTTCCCTTCTCCTCCCTTACACCTATACCAATGCCTCATAAGTTTTACGGTCTGAGTATATACGACTTAATCTCTGACCTTCAACTCATTAAGACTACACTAATGCGTAACTTGTTAGACAATATGTATCTAACAAATAATGGGCGATATGAAGTAGTCGAAGGACAAGCTAATTTAGATGACCTAATGACTTCTAGACCGGGTGGTATTGTACGAGTGCGTACACCGGGTGCTGTTAACCCACTGGGAACACCACAACTAGATGCTAACTCATTCAACATGCTAGGATACTTAGATAGTATTAGAGAAGAAAGAACAGGAGTTAGTAAACAATCAATGGGTTTATCTGAAGGTGCGTTAAAGTCACATCAAACTGCTACAGGTGTCGGTCAAGTTATGACTGCTGCACAGCAAAAGATTGAATTAATAGCTAGAGTATTTGCTGAAACAGGAATGAAAGACCTAGCAAACTCTGTCTATATGTTAGTACAGAAATACGAAAAGCCTGAGAAATTAGTTAGATTAAATAACAAATGGACTACACTATACCCACACGAGTGGAAAGAAAAAGTAGATTGTGTAGCACAAGTAGGTCTAGGGTTTGGTAACAAAGATATGAACCTGATGCACTTAGGTAGGTTGTCGCAAACAATACAGATGATTGCACAACACCCAGCAGCAGGCATGTTACTTAAACCAAAGCATGTATATAATCTAGTAGCCGAGCAAATAAAAGCTATGGGTATGAAGAATGTAGATGATTTTATACAAGACCCGGGTGAAGCAGATGTACCACAACAACAAGGACCTAGTCCAGAAGAGCAAGCTAAGCAAATGGAAGCACAGCTTAAAGCTGAAGAAATAAAAGTCAAACTACAAAAAATACAGCAAGAGTCTGCACTAAGACAACAAGAAATGCAAATAGATGCTGAAATAGCACAGCAAAATCTTGAACTAAAAGCACAAGAAGCTAAAGTAGAAATGCAAATTAAAGCACAAGAACTTGAAATTAAAAAAGCAGAGCTTGCACTTAAACAACAAGAACTTGTATTAGAGAGAGAACAAGAACGAGCTGTTAAAATAGGAGACTAAATGGGGAACAAGGGAGAAGAATTAGCAAGGGCAGACCAAGCTAAACAGATTTTAGAACATCCTCTTTATATAGAGGCTCTATCTACAGTCAAGGAAGCATTAATACAATACTTACTTGATACTAAAGTTGCCGAGGAAGTAGAAAGAGATAGGTTATACATAACAATCAAGGCACTGGAGTTAGTTAATCAACATATAACTTCTGTACTTGAAACAGGCAAACTTGCTGAAAGGGAGCAAGAAAAATTTTTAACACAATAGAGGAGAAAGACCGATGGATTCTGTAGAGAACACCCAAGAAGGTAGATTTGAAAGAACACAAGCAGGTTCAGCAGAAGAAGCTGCAAACCAAATCCTAAGTATGTGGGACTCAGAAGAGCAAACCGCAAACGAGGAAACCGAAGCCACTGTTGACGAGGAAGTGGTAGAGGACACAGAGGAAGCTGAAGAGGTAGAAGAAAAAGCCCCCGAAGAAGAGGGACAAGCTGAAGAAGAAACCGAGGAAGAGGTAGACGAAGAAGAAGCTGAAGAAGAAACTGAAATAGTAGCCGAAGAAGATTTAAAGTATACCATTAAGGTAGACGGAGAAGAATTTGAGGTTGGTATTGATGAGCTTAAGAACGGATACCAAAGGCAAGCTGACTATACTCGTAAGTCTCAGGCACTAGCCGAGCAGCGTAAGGAGACGGAACAAATCCAGTCCGAGCGTATGCAACTAGAGCAAGAGAGGCAAATGTACGCAAATGGCCTACAAATGTTGCAAGAGCAACAGGCAGCCAAACTGAAAGACTTTGATAGTGTTGATTGGGAAGCATTAAAAGCAGAAGACCCTTATCAATACATGATAAAGAAAGATGAGTACAGAGATGCACAGGAAAGAGTTAATAATATAGTAGCTGAACAACAAGCTGTTCAACAAGAACAAGCTAGACAGGCTCAACAAGCAAGAGCACATTTTGTTCAACAAGAATATACTAGATTAATTAATGCTTTACCTGAGTGGGGTGATAATAAATCTACTATAAGAAAAGACATACAAGAGTATGCTTCTTCAGTAGGATTTAGGCCTGAAGAGATTAACCAGTTAGCAGACCACCGTAGTATTCTTGTTATTAAGAAAGCTATGGAATACGATAAACTAACAACAAAGGTTGCTCCTAAAAAGAAGGCAGTCAAAAAAGTACCCAAAGTACAAAAGTCTGGAAGAGGAAATTCAAAGGAAGATGTAGCTGCTGAAAAAGCCAAAGAAAAGCGTGCTCGGTTAAAGAAGTCAGGTAAACAAGATGATGCCGCTTCTTTATTTTATGATATGCTTTAATATGGAGAAATGAAATGCCTACGCAATTCAAAACTTATGATGCAACAGCAATCCGTGAGGATTTGTCTGATGTAATCTACGACATCTCTCCTACTGATACTCCCTTCCTATCGAGTATTGCAGGTAAAGGCTCAGTTGCTAACACTTACTTTGAGTGGCAAACTGATGCATTAGCTGCTGCTTCTGGAACTAACTATCATGTGGAGGGTGCAGCTGCTGGTACTGCTGCAACAACTGCTACTACTCGTTTGGGTAACTACACTCAAATCAGTAAGAAAGTTGTTGAAGTTACTGGTACGCACGAAACTGTAAACAACGCTGGTAAAAAATCTGAGATGGCTCACCAACTCGCTAAAGCTTCTAAGGAGCTTAAGCGTGACATGGAGACTTCACTTCTAGCTGACAACGCTGCTGCTGCGGGTAACGCAACTACAGCTCGTGAGACTCGTGGAGCTGCTAACTGGATTACAACTAACGTAACTGATGCTGGTACTTCTGGTACTAACGCTGCGGTTGTTGAGGACGACATCATTGCAGTAGCTGAAGCTACTTGGAATGCTGGTGGAGAGCCTTCAACTATGCTACTTGGTGCTACTAACAAGAAGTTAGTAACAGCTATGTCAGGTCGTGCTGATGCAGTACGTTCAGTATCAGATGACAATATGTCAATCTACAATGCAGTAGATGTATATGTATCGGACTTTGGTACATTCAACATTCACTTGGATAGATACTGCGACCAAGACGTTATATACTTCTTAGACCACGACATGTGGTCAGTTGATTACCTTCGTGATTTCCAAACTGTGGACATCGCTAAAGAAGGTGACTCAGACAAGAAGATGCTTCTAGTTGAGTACGGTCTACGTTGTGGCAACGAAGCTGCTAACGGTAAGATTAGATACACTACTGGTTAATATAACCAACTACCACCCTAGGCAACTGGGGTGGTTTACATTATGGCAATTGATACAAAAATAATAACAAATTTAGACGGAAGCCTTACTGTCGCTAGTGGACAAAACGATAAGGCAGTCAAGAAAGTAGCTGACTTTAATAAACAAGATAAGTTTACTGCTGGCACAAGAAACAAATACAAAGGTGACTCACAGTTTTCACACCGAGTTGCAAGAATACCCCTGATTGTAGTAGAAAAAATGATGAGGGAAGGTGTGTGGGGAAACCAAGAAAAAATGAAAGAGTGGTTAAACCACCCAGACAACGCTCCTTGGAGAACTACTAAAGGAAAAGTATAATGGCATTAGGTACATATACAGAATTAAAAGATGCAATAGCAGACTGGTTAGATAGGTCAGACTTGACCGCAAGAATACCAGACTTTATTGCACTAGCAGAAGCTAGGATAAATAGGGAGCTACGCATTCGCCCTATGGAAGTAAGAAGTACAATGTACACTACAGCAGACCAACAGTATTTTCAACTGCCGGGTGGTTACATTCAAATGCGTAACATACAGCTAAACACAAACCCAACTACACCTCTTGAGTATATTACACCAGAGATGCTAGATAGATTATATGGCAGTACCACAACGGGTAAGCCAAGAGCCTATACTTTGATTGGAGACGAGATTCAGCTAGCACCTATACCTGACTCAGCCTACCAAGTAGAAATGGCTTTCTACGAGAAATTTACTCCATTAGGAGATGGTTCTGCTGGTACTGTAACAAGCAACTGGCTAACTGCAAATGCACCAGACGTTTTACTGTACGGTGCTCTTATGGAAGCAGAGCCTTTTATAAAGAACGATGAACGCATACCTGTGTGGCTAAATGGATATAGCAATGCAATAAACAAATTACAACAGCAAGACCAAAGGGATAGACACTCTGGTTCTGCAATGAGAGTAAGAAATATATACTCTGGTGTTGAGGGTAGAAACTAATGGCTTCTAGCACTTGGGCAGCAGATACGTCAACTTGGTCTAGCAATTCCTACATATGGGATAACAGCACATACCAAGTAACAGCTAATATGACACAGACTATATTATCTAAGAGTGGTCTGGAAGATACAATATTCCCTAGGTCTTTGTCTATGGGCGGTAACTATGGAATGTCTGGCACAACAGCACACGTTATGCCATCAACAGCTACACTAGAAGGTACTAGTGCAGTAACAAACAGTCAGACAGCACAGCTTCCAGTCAGTGGAACTCTGGCAGGAACAAGCAATATAAAGAACAACGTAAACTTTGAAGAGAGTGGCACTATGGGTATGACAGGTTCTGCCTCAAGTAACAACACCTTCTTATGGAACGATGTAGCGGAAGACACGGATACACTTTGGACAAAGATAAGTGACCCAGATGAATAATAACAGGAGTAAATAATGGCATTAGAAAATGTAAACATAGGGCTTGCTAACTATTGGAAAGTTACTTGTCTTGACAAAGACGGAAACGTCAAATGGGAAGAAAATAAGAAGAACCTAATTACTACAGTAGGTTTAAACCATATTCTTGACACACAGTTCCACGCAACAACTCAAGTAACTACTTGGTACATAGGTCTTAAAGGAGCTGGCACCCCAGTTGCTGCTGACACTATGGCCTCGCATTCTAGTTGGGCAGAGATAATAGATTACTCTGGCAATAGAAAAGAATGGACTGAGGGAGCTGCTTCTTCTGGAAGTATGACTAACGCATCAAGTGTGGACTTCTCAATTACAGGCACAGCTACAATTGCTGGTGCATTTTTAAACACAGCAGCGACAGGAACAGCAGGTACACTATACGGTGTAGTTGACTTTAGTTCTTCAAGAGCAGTAATCTCTGGTGACACACTACAGGTAACGGTAACAGTAACAGCTGCTTCAGCATAAAGGAGTAGAGAATGGCTTTAGAGGATTTAACAGGTACTAAGTACATAGATGACCTCGTAGCGACTAACCCAGCAGCAGGCGATAATGTCTCTGAGGGTGATGACCATATACGAGGAATCAAGAATGTACTAAAGACTACATTCCCCAGCATTGATGGTGCAATAACTGCAACAGATACTGAGCTTAACTATGTAGATGGTGTTACCTCTGCTATTCAAACTCAGATAGATACTAAGGCAGCAACTACTGCGGTAGTAACTAAGACATCAGCCACAGGGTCAGGTGCTCTGCCAGCAGGTACAACAGCACAAAGAGATGGCTCACCTTCTGCTGGTTACATTAGATTTAATACAACAGATACGAGTGCTGAGATTTACGATGGTTCAGCTTGGACAGCAGTAGGCGGTGGTAACACTACAGACAAAGGTTTGTACGAACACGCTCACACCATATCAGCTAACTATAGCATAACGAGTGGCAACAATGCTTTGACTGCTGGTCCGATTACAATTAATTCAGGGGTATCAGTCACAGTACCTACTGGTTCAACTTGGGTAATAGCATAATGGCAAAAGTTAAAATACAAGGCAACGCTTCAGGAACAGGGGTACTAACTCTAACTGCTCCGAATACGAGTACAGACAGAACGATTACACTACCTGATGAAGATGTAACACTAGGAGCAGCAACACCAAGCATTGTTGATAATGGTAATGCGACTGCTATCACAATTGATAGTAGTGAAAATGTATTAGTAGGTAAAACTACTTCAGATACAGGAAATTCACTTGGTTTTGAAGCTAGGCAAAACGGTTTAGTTAATATAGGTAGAGATGGTGGAGAGCCATTATTGTTAAATCGTAATACTTCAGACGGCGATATAGTAGCTTTCCGCAAAGATGGTACGACTAAGGGTAGTATTGGTGTAACTTCATCAGGTGCATATATTACTTTAGGCGGAACAGGAGCAGCTAATACTTTAGACGATTATGAGGAAGGCACTTGGACTGCGAGTTTACAAGGGGCAAATCAGTCAGGTATGAATACTACAGGGTACTATACTAAAATTGGTCGTCAAGTATTTTTTCAATGGTATTCAGGAGGAATGACTATAAGTAGTGCATCAGGCCCAGCTAAAGTAACGGGATTACCTTTTACTTCTTCAAATGCTTCTAGTGCTTATGGACTGTTTATTTATCTACACGGAAATGGAGTTGATGGTGGGAGTACAGGCGGTTATGTACAAGATGTTGATACTACTTTTCGATTTGTAGATACGAATAATATTACTGATGCAAGTTATGTAAACGGAACTAAATACATAATGGTTTCTGGTAGCTATTTTGTATCTTAATTATTCTAAGTGGATTCTTAGAATGGACATTTAACAACAGGAGAAAGCAATGGCATTAACAAAAGAAACAGTAGTAGACAAGATTGAAGTAATGGAAATGGGGCAAGTGCAAGTACGCACAGCAACAAGAGTCAAGGAAGATGGAGCAGTATTGTCATCATCATTTCATAGACACGTTGTAGTACCTAGCACTAAAACAGGTGACACTTGGGGTGACACAGACATTAGCGGTGAAGATGCTAGAGTACAGGCAGTAGCTAATGCGACTTGGACTGACTCAGTAAAGACAGCCTATCAAGAAATGGTAGATGCACAAGCATTATAGGAGTAACGAATGGCAATAGTAATTAATGGAAGTGGCACAGTAACAGGACTAGCTGTTGGTGGATTGCCTGATGGTACAGTCGATGAAGGTACTCTTGCTACTGACTCAGTAACCGCAGCTAAGATACCAGCTTCTCTTGAAAATACCTTTGTGTCAGGTAGAAAGAATCTGATTATAAATGGTGGTTTTGATGTATGGCAGAGAGGAACAAGTTTTAGTGAAAGTGATAATTATAGTGCTGATAGGTGGACTGATGAAAACTCTGGAGCTAGTATAACTATAACTCAGCAGTCTTTTACTTTAGGTCAAACAGATGTTTCTAATAATCCTAAATATTATTTAAGGTGGGCAGTAACAACAGGTAATGATAATTCTAGGATAACCCAAAAAATAGAAAATGTTTCTACTTTTGCAGGTGAAACGGTTACATTAAGTTATTGGGCTAAACATTCTTCTGGCACTCTACCAACAGGAATTAAAACAGCTTTACGACAAAATTTTGGTTCAGGGGGTTCTCCTTCATCAGTTGTTTATACATATGGTTCAACTATTACTTTGACATCTTCTTGGCAAAAATTTACACAAACTTTTACAGTTCCTTCAATTAATGGAAAAACACTAGGAACAAATAATAATAATTCGTTAGATGTTAGTTTAGGGTGGCAAGATGGCACAGAAACTGCTGCTTATACTATTGACTTTGCTAATGTACAACTAGAAAAAGGTTCAACAGCCACAGACTTTGAACACAGAAGTTATGGTGAGGAACTGGCTTTGTGTCAGAGGTATTTTGAAAAATTAGGTAATCCAGATGGTGTGTCTGGTAATGTTTTCTTTGGTATTACTTCAGCTACAAATGCTACTAGTGCTAGAGGACCAAGAATTGATTTTAAAGTTACAAAAAGAGCAACGCCAACAATAGCTTTAACTGGCTCTTTATATTATTTAAGTGGTCCAACGTGGCAATCAACTGCTGGATGGGAAACTACTACTCAGTTTATTTTTGGAAGTCAAACTACAACTGGTGGTGTTGCTGGAACAGCATATACACTATCTACTACGTCTGGTGCAGGCAACTACATAACAGCAGATGCAGAATTATAGGAATTTAATATGGTAATAACAAATGCAAAATATATACAAGAGTTTGAAAATGGAAATATTTCAGTTAGAGCCACACTAGATGGTGTTGAAATGTTTGTTCCTACAGACACAGCTAACAGACACTACGCAGAAATTCTTAAACAAGTTGCTGATGGCACAATAACAATAGCGGAGGCTGACTAATGTCCACAATAAAATCAAGTGACGAACATCTAACACTAAACGCTGATGGTACT